GTTAATAGTGTATCTATGGTGGAGTCGCCGGGTACCGCCCCCGGGTCCAGTATGTGTCTACGTTGCTTCAACGTCAACATATTATTTATAACATAGAATTAAAAGGTTGTCAATCTTTTTTTTACCATTTGACAGAATGAACACGTACCATTTGTCTCTGTGATTTAATTGCATTTAAGCAAGTCAAAATACGGTTGACTCGTGCATGAGGACGGTCATAGCCATTTTTAGACTGCCAAGTTTTGTCTTGTTCTATTTGATGAGATAATTGTTTCGATAATAATTCTTCTATAAACCTTAAATCATTTTCATCTAAGTTCTGTATCGCTTTTGATACCATTGTGAAATCTCCTATTATATGCTTGTTCAAATCCATCTTCATAATCATATAACGGAGCCCCATTGCACCCGTCAACCCAAAGTCTTTTAAAGTAACTGTTAGCTGAATCCATTACAGTTTCCTCATTAGTATTGATATGTCCTTTGACTAACCAAAACAATCGGTATGCTTCTTTGTGATTTTCTCTTTCACGTCGTGTCATACTGTATTTACAAGTTCCTGCTTTTATTGCGCTAACATAAGCCTATTACCAAATGCCTAGAGTTTTTCCATTGCCTGCTATTATCATAAAACAAGTTAGTACATGTAATACGATCCAAAAGGTGCGAAAAGCCAGTGCCTTCCTTACATCGTCTTGTGTAATTGGAAGAAATTCTGGCTTGTCGTCGTCGTTTATGCCGATAGGCATTCCAACAGTTCTAGCCCATAATTTAAGCCATCGCCGTTGTCCTTGCATTACATATCGTTCTTTTTGTCTTGTATTTCTTTACGGCGTTCTTTTGTAAGTTTACCAAGATCACCTAATGCTTTTCGAGCTCTAGCTGCTGCTGCTTTGACGCCTTTTTCTTCAAACGTTGCATGTTCTGCTAGATAGTTATTATATGCTTGTACTATTTCGTCGTGATTTGTCATTTTCTCTCCTTTTAAATAATTAACCTATATAAACTGTAGATGCACTACCTGTTATACTGCCTGAATCACATGCATCAGTTTTACGTGCTGCTAGTTTATTAGCAATATAAACTGTGCTACTTGATCCACTTATAGGTGCAGTGTGCGAAGCACAACTATCACCCGATGGCAGTTCATGTGATACAGTAAGGTCTGTGATTCTACAAGCTAATAGATTTTCAATATAGACTGTTGATTGGCCAGGTGCTGCTAATGTTGTAGTGCCGTCACATCCGTGACCTGTTGCTACTGCATCAGTTTGTCTAGCCGCTAGTGGCATTAAAGTGATACTCCTGTAGTGCTTTTTGTATATTGTTTAGCCATTTCGGCATCAGTCTTATGTACAAAAATAACTGTACTTTTATTTATTTTAACCTTTGCATCTGCAGGTATAGTAAATGCAAACGGAGATAACCCCATGCCTTGTTCTGTTGCAATTAATGCTAAAGGTTTATATAAAGTAAGTTGAGTATCATTTTCGTCTTCTAGACGTGCTACAATTTCTGAGCTATCAGTAAGTTTTATTGTTACTGTGTCTAAATTTTTGTACGGTGTTTCGATTAACATTATAATGTGTGTCCTGTTCCTGTATAATTAGTATCTTCAATGTATTTGACAAACTGTTCATAGCCGCCGACTTTTTGTCCGCCAACTACAATCTGCGGAAATGTTCGTGCTTCAGGAAACTCTGTAAGAACTGCTTCTCTTGTGAAGTCTTTGCCCATTTCCAAATATTCAAACTGATAGCCACGCTGTTCGCATAACATTTTTGCTTTTGTGCAACTAGGACAAGCTGGTTTACCCCAAATGTGTATCATAAGCTAAATCCTTTTAAGCTGTCTTTGCTAACATCCTGTTTGATACCACCGATAACATAAGATTCAACCTCTGTCTCTTGTGGAGCAACTTGTAGCCCAGAGCTACTTAACCAATGCTGTGTCCACGGTAATGGATTTGTGTTTACTGGTTGATCAAAGATAGAATCTAAACCAAGTGCTTTTAGTCTACGATTAGCAATGTATTCTACATATTGATTAAGCAATGTAGTATTAAGTCCAATCATAGAACCGTCTTTAAACAAATACTCTGCCCAGTCTTTTTCTTCTGCAACACACTCACGCCACAGATCGTATACTTCTTCTTGGCATTCTTTTGCAATCTTAGCCATTTCTGGATCGTCTTTGCCTTGCGACCACAACTTCAATACGTGTGTGCTTAGTGCCAAGTGTTGTGCTTCGTCACGAGCAATTAACGAAATAATCTTTGCAGACCCTTCCATTAGCTTTAGTTCTCCAAAGCCAAATGTACATGCAAAACTTACATAGAAGCGCAATCCTTCTAGAATGTTTACAGTCATCATTGCAAGATACATCTTTTTCTTAACTTCGTACATACTGCCTTCACCACGATGCATAAATGCATCTGCTGCATCATTAAATGCATCATAATGTTTTGTAACACTAGTCGCTCTAGCAATAATTTTTTCGTCATCTAGAATAGTGTCAAACACTTCTGCAGGATCAGCATACACGTTCTTCATAATATGTGTGTAGCTACGTGAATGAATTGTTTCAAAGAAGTCCCAAGTAACAATACAACCCTCTAGTTCAGGAAGTGAAACATGCGGCAAAAATGCTAGGCATGGACCACGTCCTTGGACACTGTCTAGTAGTGTTTGGTATTTCAAATTTGCAGTAAAAATATGCTTCTGCTCTGGTCGGAAGTTAGCAAAATCTGCTCTGTCTTTTTGTAGACTTACTTCTTCCGGACGCCAAAAGTATCCAAGCATAGTTTGATTTAACTTATCAAATACAGGAAACTTAAAAACATCATATCGTTGTGTGTTTTGATCTGCTCCAAAGAACATGTTTTGTTTTGTAAAATCAACCTTCTCTTGATTGAATACTGTTTTAGCCATTGGTTATCTCTTTCCTTGTGTGTGTCTATTATATATTATTTTAGTGTGCATGTCAACCTAAATTGCACATGCATCACAAAATTCATCGTCTTCATCTGTTACTAGTGTTGCAGGTTGCACTTCTGGTTGATTATCATGCCAGCCAATAGAGTGTGCTGGCTCGTCCATGTCGCTTGGATCCTCTTTGTAATCATATGTGTTTTGATAGTATGAAGTCTTCCAACCGTACTTGTATGTGTTAAGCAGGTCTCCGATCATTACGCTCATTGGCACTTCGTTGTTCTCAAAGTGTGTAGGATTGTAACTCCAGTTACCGCTGATGGCTTGATCAAAGAACTTTTGCATTACCGCAACAACGTTGATGTAACCTTCGTTGCTAGGCATGTCCCACAACAAGGTGTAGTGTTGCTTAAGGCTTTGATATTGTGGAACAATCTGTTTAAGAGGCCCTTTTTTGCTTTTCTTAACGGACAAGTAGCCTCTAGGTGGTTCGATTCCGTTTGTTGCGTTCGACACAACGGAACTGCTCTCCGAAGGCATTTGTGCGGACAAAGTGCTGTGCCTAAGTCCGAATTCCAATATGTCTTTCCTAAGAGATGCCCAATCATAACTTAACTTGTTCTCCACAATCGTATCAACATCTGCCTTATATGTATCAATTGGAAGGATGCCGTCACTGTATTTAGTGCGGTTAAAGTACTCACAAGCACCTCGCTCCTGCGCTATTTTGTTGCTGGCACGTAGTAGATAATATTGGAATGCTTCTGTAAGATCGTGTACAAGTGTCCACGCTTCTTTATCACTATACTTTACTTTATGCTTTGCAAGATAATGTGCAAGGCCAATATATCCTACTCCTAGCGAACGTCTTGCTTTTGTGCTAATCTCAGCTGCCTTAATTGGATAGTTTTGATAGTCAATAATTTCTTCTAATGCTCTTACGGCTAATTCACATAACTCTTCTAAGTCATCTAACGCCTTTAGTGTTCCTACATTAATAGCACTTAGAATACACAATGCAATTTCACCTTCTGGGTCATCAATATGTTCTAACGGTTTTGTAGGTAATGTAATCTCTTGACACAAGTTACTCATATAAACAGTGTCTTTAAATGAACTGTGTGTATTAGCATGGTCAACATTCATAATATAAATGCGTCCTGTTTCTGCTCTTTCTTTTATTAATGCCGAAAAAAGTTCCATTGCAGGAATAGTTTTCTTTTTAATGCTGTATGCACGTTCATATTTTTCATACAATGTTTGAAACACGTCAGGATCACCAAAGTATGCTTCGTATAATCCGGGCACGTCGTGGGGGCTAAACAATGTAATGTCGCCGCCCCCAAGCAACCTTTCATACATTGTCTTGTTAAGTTGAATAGAATAATCCAACTTACGAACTCTGTTGTCCTCTGTACCCTTGTTGTTTTTCAGTACAAGTATGTCCTCAATCTCTTGATGCCAAAACGGGAAGTGTGTTGTAGCACTACCGCCACGTACACCATTCTGTGTACAACAACGTACTGTACTTTCAAACTTCTTTAGGAATGGGATGATTCCTGTGTGGGCGACTTCACCGCCTCTAATTTTGCTATTAACTCCTCTGATGCGCCCTGCGTTAATGCCGATGCCAGCTCTCTGCGCTGTGTAACGTCCAATAGACATATCACTGGCAAAAATGGAATCAAGCGTGTCATTTGAATCAACGAGGACACAGCTTGCAAACTGCCTGACTGGAGTGCGCACCCCCGCCATGACTGGGGTTGGAATGTTGATTTTGAAAAGTGATGTAGCATCGTAGTATTTCCTTACATAATATAATCTATCTTCTTTTGGATACTGTGCAAATAATGTTGCCGCAATCAGCATATACATGAACTGAGGAGTTTCGAATATTTCATTTGTAGAACGATCCTGTACAAGATATTTGTCAACTACTTGTCTTAATCCTGCATAGGTAAAGTTTTCATCACGCTTATGTCTAATGTATCCGTCAAGTGTTGCAATTTCATCTTGGGTATACGAATCTAGTATAGTAGTATCATATAGTCCACGCTCTATATTTTTATGAATCATGTCACCTAAAGAAATATGTTCGTACTGACCAAATACTTCTTTATATAGACCGTAGCTTAATAAACGTGCAGCAGCATATTGATAATTTGGAGCGTCTAATGAAATAAGATCATTTGCACTGCGTACTAGCACTTCTTGAATCTCTCCTGTACTCATACCATCATAAAATTGTAGGTTAGCATTCATTTCAATTTGACTGCTGCTCACGCCAGCTAGTCCGTTACATGCTTCTTCAACAACGAAATGTATCTTGTCGATGTTTAATAATTCTTTGTTGCCATTTCGTTTAATGATATGGATACCGTTGGCCATATTGACACTCCTCTTTCTATTTGTTATTGTATTTGATATTTATTGTATTTTGGGCATAGGATATTTAATCTGAGTTTCGATTGTTTTGGGCAATTCGTTCTTGCAAACGTGCTTATATTTGTCATATCCTATTACCCTTTCTTGCGTGTGAAGTAGATAAAAATCTTTTGCGTTTTCCTTATCTACACTGATATGTATCTCAAAGTCAACCCCTTTAAAGCGTTCAGTTAACTGTAAAGAATAACATTGACCTAGTACGATACAGAACTCGCAGTACTGGTTCTCTTGAATTAACTCCCAAGGTGTAGGCCATGAGTCTTTGTTGTAAGCATCCGTATGGATACTAACTGTAGGAGCCTGTGCATAATTAGCCACTACATCTTGTAACGGGTCCGTACTTGATTCCAAAGATTGTCTAAAGGCAGACCAAGACTGTAGTCTGTCCTCATATTTTTGATTGAACATTAATTCACGTATGTTAGTTTAAAGTTAAAGTTTGCACCTTCGTAGGTTGAACCTACTCTTTCGTCTAGTTGGTTTTGATATGTTATTATTACTGTATTAATATTAGCATCATATCGTGTAAAGAATCTGAGTTTTGGTAAACTAGTTACACCATCTAAAGCACTTGACCCAACAATATGATGATCGTCTTCTAGATATATGCTATTATCAACTGCATCGTAAGTTACAACTAGGCGTCCGTTGCGCCTTGCATCTTCTGCTTGTGAACTATAATCATAATCAATAATTGCTGTGCGGTTAGCATCACCTGGTAATCTTATAAAGTCTACTTTAGTTGTAGATGATAAGTTTTCAATCATAAACTTATGATTGTTACGTCTTTGTGTATGACGGCCGGGACCACTCACTTCAGGCTTATAATCAATTGAAAGGAACGATGTTGTATCACTTGCACTGTCTGTTCTACCAAACCAATCTAGCGAGCTTTCATTACTAGGTGTTGTAAACTTAATAACAGGATGTGCTTGGTTAAGTTCATTACCACCATTATTACCGCAGGTTACAAAAGTATTTTCCTTACTTCTATTATTGCTACCTTTATCGACTAGGATTGCTTCTAAGTTAGTGTTTTCAAAATGACTGTGTTCAATTAGTGCATCCTGTGGACCGTTTGTACTACCGGCTACATTAGTTATAGTCTGTCCTAATATAATAGCTCTGCTGTGTGTACTAAACGAACAACCTGAGCAATGTATTTTACGTGCATCATAATTAGACAAAATGCCTACGTTAGTATTTTTAAAGTCTACCTCAGTAAATGATAAGTCTGTTGTGTCAGTGTTATTTTCTGCTGTGATAACGACTGCTGCTTTTGTAGGATATAACGGGTCGTTCATTGCCCAAATACCTTCTAAAGTAACGTCATAGATTTTGCAAAACATTGGTGCATCCATCTGTACCAAAACACAATCATTTATCATTGATTTTAAAGTAAAGCCTTGTAGTGTAATGTTACGTGGACGATTGCTTGCAGTTGTAGTAGGTAGTCCTGCACCTGTTACACTAGTATAAGTTGCTGCCTGTGCAGTTAGTGCCCAATCAATTGATACTTGTGCACCGCCATTGTTGACATCATATGAATTAATTATTTGAAAAGCAACATCAGCAGTTGATTCAAACTTTGTATTTTCTTTACCTGCACCAATAAGTGTTACATTACTAGGAATATAAATTGTACTTGAAAGTGAATACACTCCTGGCTTTATAAACAAGTTTACACGTTTTGCTGTTGAAGTATTCTGTATGTCACTAGGATATAATTGTAGTAAAGCATTTTGTAACTCACGTGTACAGTTTACACCAGGTAGGACACCAAAGTCTTCTGCATTCGCCCAGTCATCCATTTTACTTTGCAGTGTTCTTTGAACAGGGCTGTTACTATCTTTGCCTGTTGTGATAGTTGGATCGAGTGTTTTGTATTCATAGTCATTTGCAAAATCAAATATATTTTCATTTTGCGTTAGTATTTTTGTATTACCTACAGCAGGCGAACCTTCACTTACACTTCCGTTACCTATATAAAGCTCTTGGCTATCTACTGCCCAACCAAGTTCTCCACTTGCTAGTTGAGGTATGCCAGTGCCTTGATTCTTTTGTCCTCTACGAACTTGTATACGTGATATTTGAACTACAGCCATTTCGATCTCCTATAACATATTTATGCGTTGAACACTAATGTAATTCTTCCTGTGTCGCTATTGTTAGTTAAAACTTGATGGTGTATCCAAGATTCCCATATTAAAAATAGTCCGTTCTCAGGAGAGTATATTGCCGAGTCGCTTGTAAAGATATTTGTATCTACACGATCTAATGCTCTAACATCACGAAAAGATCGTGGATCGTAAAATACAATGTCGCTGGAACCTGTAGGACAATCTAAATAGAATACGCCAGATAATAATGCACCCGGATGACAATGCCTGTCATGACTGTCTCCTTTGTGCATCTCACTTGCGAACACAACAGGATCTAATTTGCAATCTTCATATCCTAACTGCTGTAAATAATTACTACCTGCTTCTTTAACAAAATTAGTAAAAATATCCATTTCGGGTAATTTTTCTAAACCTTTATGGCCATTATAAGTATTTTTATAACCCCATTCATTTGTAATGTTATCGTCATTAGATAGGATGTCAGTTACAATAGGCAATAACTCATCTCGTAGTTCGTGTTGATAGCTGTTTCCTATAACAGTAGGAAAATATAATTGTAAATTAATCATCCATGTTTCTCATAATATGCATACACCCTTTTCCACCATTCCTGTTCCCATTCGTCAAACTCATGTGGCCATAGATCAAACTGTTGATATTCACCTGCACGACTACACATGAAGATATGTCCTTCACGTATGTCTGTGCCATAAACTTCATTGTGTGCAATTGCATATGCTGTAAGTTGTAGGAAATAATCTTCAACCCATTCTAATTTCTTTGGCTTGTTGGTTTGTTTAAAATCCATTATGCATGGATTACCTTTGTATTTGCCTACAAGATCAGTTGTGCCTGCATACATTTGTGGAACATACAATGCAACTTCACTACCCCATATTTCATCTACATGAACCATAGCATGTTCTCTTACTTGTGTAGCCATCATATGTGCTTGTTTAGCATAGGGATTGCTTCCAGGCTCGGCCCATGTACCGTAGTCGACATAATCTTCTAGGTACTTGTGCATACGTGTTCCGACACCTGCCGCTTCAGTTGTAATTTCTTGTGCTTTCTTTTCGCCCACACGTTTGCGCCAGGCGATAAGGTGAGTTTTATCTTTTGTATTATCTAGTATCGTTGTAACACTTGCAACAGCATTGCCGTCAGGTGTTAGATACTTGCGTTTGCCATCTACTGACTTGCGCTTAATTTCTTTATATTCATAAACTTTTGTAATTAAACTCATAAGATCTCCACTGTTAAATTATATTAACATAAAATCTTTTAGTTGTCAAGTTAAAGTTTTGCACCTACATCAGTAGCACGTTTTGCCATAGCAC